GGACCCACAACTGTGTGTGGCTCTTCTGCTACTGCCTCAGCAAGTGCTTGCTGTCCAGCAAGGATTGTGCGGTACACCTTTGCAGATGAAGCACCGTCTGTTGCGACGTATAGACGTGGTGACTCAATGAAGTAGGCACCCTTGTAGCGACCAACTTCTCCAGCCCAGATACGGTCCTGTGAGATACCGTATGCGTTAGGTACTACCCAACCTGCTGCTGATGATTCAAGCATTAGGTCGTGAGCGACATCTGGGTGTACGCCAGCCCAGAATTCTGAACCGCGCTTTCCTGATGCCTTGTTAGTACGCAACTTAGCAACTGCCTTAGCGATGTTCGCTGTTGACAATGTTGCTGCTGCTGTAACTGTTGCAGTTGATGTTGCAGTTGAACCTGAGTAGATTACGTTTGTACCGCCGCGAAGTGCTGTCATAGCAAGTGCGTCGATTGAATCTGCTTGGTTGCGTGCCATCAATGTAACGATGTCTGGGTCTACTGAGTTCAAAGAGAACAACTGTAGAGCACGTGTGTTAGTTGTTGCGTTACCGAACTCCTGCATTGTGATAGTCACAGATGTAGGTGTTCCGATTGTAACGCCATCAATGTCTGTTGACTCTGTTAACGCTGTTGTAGCGTTAGCAAGGTCAGCGTAACGCTGAAGGACAACAACGTTACCGTTGTTTGTTGTTGATACTGGGCGCTTGTCTGCTACTGCACGAATTAGGGGTTCGTCGCGAAGGGCAAATTCGATAAACTTATCGTATGCCTTCTGTACTAGACCTGCGCTACCAGCGGTACCTCCGAGTGAATCGGATGCTGTTGATGTAAATTGTGTAGCCAAGTTGTCACCTCCTGGTGATTAGATACTATGAATGTTTATGATTGTGAGTAAAGGATACGGGTGAGTTCCTCAGCGGATTGTGCTCCGTCGATTTTCATTTCCATATCTTCGCCTCGGTCAGGTGTGATTGCACCCTGTGTGACCGCGTTCTGCTTACGTAATTCAGCACGATTGCCGTCTACTTCAGGTGTTCCTTCTGCTGGGTTATAACCAAAGAGGTCTCCGTTTTCTTCGAGCCAGTTTTGAACTGTCTCTTCGTTAACTTCATCCAAATCTTTGAGGATTAACCGTGCAGCCTTAGGATTCACACCCTGTTTTTCTAGGACTTCTTTGACGCTTCGCTCTTTCTCAACCTTGGTAAAACCATTAAGTTGTTCTTCGAGGTCTTTGATACGCTTTTCATCGGCTCGAATCTTTTTACGCAACTTCTTTTGCAAGTCGTTTTCTGATTCTTGTCCAGTGATTGTTGTATCGTCTTCGTCTTCTTCGTCCCAGTAGTTGTTGCTCATAGCAACTGTCCACCCTTCTATTCGTTGTAGTTCGCAAGCCACAGATTCCATTCGGGGAAATGGGCTGGCTCTTGCTACCAGTCTGTTACGCTGGCGGGGCTGGTAGGTCCGCTCAGGATTTTATTTGTTTAGAAGTTGCCCTTATTCTGTGTAGACAATGCTGTCTTTGAAAGACCAGACTGACCACTGAATTGTGCTACTTCAAGTGAACTTAATCTCTGTCGTGCACGCTGTGCTGATGCAAGAGAGTTGAATACTTCTTGCTCTGCTTCTGACTGACCATAAGTTGTGCCAGTTGTTTGTCCATAAATTCCTGACAATTTCTCAGCAGTAGGAAGAATATCTGCAATAGTTGAATAACCCTTTTGCGCCTCTGCCTGAGTGACACCTTGTTTAGCAAGTTGTTCTGCTACACCCACACCAGCAGTGAGACCTTGACGACCTGCCATCACACCAATTTCTGATGCTGCAACCTGAAGTTTAATCTTTTCAAACTGTTGTTCTGGGTCAAGAACATACGCAACCATATCGGCACTGCCGATTCCATAGTAGTCTCTAAGTTGCTTTATAATTGCTGGGTCAGCATTTTGAATTCGCTGGACTGCAGTAACAACACGATTAGAAAACTCACCAGGTGAGGTATTGTTAGAAATAAATTGTTGTACATATGCATCTGTATCAAATTGCTTTAAGCCATAAGCACGAAGAACTTGACGGTATCCATCTTCAACACTTAGGTACTCTGCTGGTGACAAAACGGTAAGACCTTGTTTTAGTCTGTTCTGATTTGCAGAAAAGCGTGCTTGATATTCTGGTGTATCCTGAAGCCCAAGTGTAATTGTTGCCTCTGTTGCTCCCAGAACCGCAAGTTCTTGAATCTTTGCAGCAAGACTTCCAAGTCCATACTTGTTAAATCTATCAGTTACAATCTGAATAGCAGAACGAGTGTCTGCTGCCTTTTGGTTTAGATTGCTTTGGTATGTTGTGAATGCATCTTGTGTTGTAAATTTGGTTCCATCAGTTGCAACAAATTTTGTAGTTGAAGTAGATGTAGGAGTAATTCCTGTAGTCGATGTTGCCGCTGCACCTGTCTGGATACCAAGATTTGCATTTGCAGGTCCAGCGCCAGGCATAGAACCAGGTGTTGCCCCAACTTGAACACCTGTTAAAGACTTATCAAATCCATATTGCTGTATAAGTTCAGGAGTATTATCAAAGATGCTTGATGCATTTGCTTCTGGTGGATTTGGATTGTCTTTATTAACAAGAATAGAAGCATAAAGATTTCTTTGAATTGCATCAAACTCTTGCTGTTGAGCGTAAGGCAAAGATGCATACTTAGGACGTAATTCTTCCACGCGCTTTGTTGCTTCTTGTTTTTGCGCCCACGTTAATACTTTGCCACCACCGTAAGGTGACATACCTGCCTGTGCTAAAGAAGTATTAGCGCCATATTTTTGACGGTATTCTTCTTCTTCTTTTGCTGTGGGGTTGGTATAACTAAGATAGCGAGTGCCATCAGGATTTGGGACACTATAAACACGACGACCTTCTTTTAACAAACGTTCAGCAATTGGAAAAAGTCTATCATACTCTGCATTTTCTTCTGGTGTTAATCCACCCTTAAATACTTTACCTTTGTCAGGTCCAATACCAGCAGTACCACTTCTAGATTTTTCTGATAAAAAATTAAGACGGTTTGCTATTGAGATATAATCTGATGTGTCTACTTCGTTAGCCATTATGCCATTCCCCAATCTCTGAGAACCCTAAGTGATAAAGAATCCATTGTATCTCTGGCGTTCTTTGTCTGTCCCCATCGTGGGTCCATTTTTAATTCTTTTTCAAATTGCCATAATGGTTTAGTTATTGGCTTTCCATCGGGACCAACAGACTGAAGTGCACGTCGTAGTGTTGGGTCATTGTAACCAATTGAATCAGGGTCAACTTCTAGGATGTTAGCCATAGATGATTTGTATGCGGACGCTAGGGCATCAACGCTTACACCTTTATTAATCTGGTCTGCATAAGTAGGGAACGCTGACGCTGCATCGGTACGAATCTTTGCTTGCAAATCTTCTACTGTTGTAGTGCCTGAGAAAATGTTACGTGACCAAGAGTCAAAGTCTTTGTCCTGATATGACATACCAAAAGCATTAGCATACTCTTTAAGATTCTGTACAGTTCCAAGTGGAGTGCCACCAAGTTTGCCAGTAAATGCACCAATAGCCTTAAGGTCTAATTGGTTATCATCTATTCCAGAATCAAAAGCAGCCTCTGTAATGGAGTTGAATACAGTATCGTCAAGGTTAATACCTTTATCGATAAGACGTTTTCTCTGCATAAGACGGTATGACTCTAATTGCTGGTCGTATACGCCTCTTTGTGTAGCCTTAAGAGCAGAACGATTCTTAGATGTAGATGATAAATCTTTATAGTAAGAAGTATTATAGTAAGCAAGTTTAGCATCAGTTATATTGCCAGCAAGAAAAAGTTGCCACACTGGAAAAAGTTCAGGGTACTTATCTGTTAGTGCCTTCGTAATGCCGAATGCTTGTGCTGCTACTGTATTAGCACCAATATCATTTGTAGGAGTTGAAGTTGGGCGACCATTAGGATATTTAAGGTCAAAGGCTTTTTTCAGTTGGTTCCAAGCAGCGCTTCCGATGCTACTCTCTGGAGTACCATTTAATTGTGCAAGGTCTGCATCATACTGAATCTGTTCTGGCGTTACTTTCTCAGCCATTGTTTAGCCTCCCAATTGTGATAAGAAGTCAGCAAAGTCAAGGCTCTTCTTCTGAAGGTAGTCTTCTTTTTGACCTGGTGTACCTGCTTTAATCTGCTTCTCAATCTCCATTGCTGCAGCCTCTTGGCTGAAACCTGGAGTTGATGTAGAAACATTCATCTTCTTACCGCCAACAACCTTTGTCGTTGTAGTTGTTACGGTTCCCTCGTTAACCATTGCCTTTATTTTTGCAAGGAACTGTGTGTTCTCGTCTGCAGTAGCCTTACGTCCTAAGACGTTACTAAGAGTATTGTCAATGATTCCTTTGATTGCGTCGTTATCATAAAGATAAACCTGCTTCTGTGGAAGTCTCTCTGCAGCACCGCCACCTTCGCCCTTCGAGTACCATTGTAGGTACTGCTCAGGTGTGACCTTCTGTGTGCCACTAGAACCTGCATACCAAGTAGATGCACCATCAACTGCCATATCCCACATTGCTTTTGCTGTGATGCGTGAGACATTCTTATAGCCATAAGAACTTAAGCGAGAGATAAAAGAGTTTAACTTCTTATCATCCCAAGAGAAGAAGTCTTTCTTTGCATCTGTTACAGACCTTGTTAAATCTCCACCTGTATCTAGTTCTGTGTATTGAGTTCCAGTCGGAGACATAACCTTCTTGCCTTTGACTACAGGAGTAGAACCAAGGTATACCTTATTGGTGTACACGGTTGAATCATCGTCTTTTTTACCGCTACCAAATATCTCGTCAAATGCCATTAGAAGCCCTTTCGAAGGTCATCGTTTTCAAGTATGCGTGTGTATACTCTGCTGAATGTAATGTTCTCGTCAATTAAAACGCCAATGAATGAGTCCCACTTTTCCTTGATGTCAGCATTCTCGGCATTAGTCAATGACTGACTCTTACGTTGGGCAAGTAAACCGCGAACAAATTCGCGTCCTTTTAAGTACTCTGCTACAGCCTTAATGTCAGGTCGTCCAGCAGTGCGCTTATCAAGAGTTAGTCCTTTGGCAAATCCTAGGAAGTT